GAATTGCAAGACCACGCAGACAAATTAGATGTAAAACTTCAAGCAAAAGCAGTAAAAGACTCAAACAAAGGAAAGGATTTCTTAAGAGTTGCTATTGAAAGCAAAGGTAAAGAGATATCTGGAATGCGCAAAGGTCAATCAGTAGAGATTGAAGTTAAAGCAGTAGGAGATATGGGAACTGCAAATTTAACAGGTGATGAGCCAAGGTCTTATAATTATGATATAGTATCATTCCCTTCTCAAAAAGTAAATGTATCTGATTTAGTTGGTTCTGTAAATATTGACGGGGGTACATATACTTATACGAGAGAAACTGGTTCAGAAGGTTCTATTGGAACGCAAACAGAAGGAAGCTCTAAAAATCAAATTGACTATGATTTCACTACAGTTGATGTTCCAACTGACTTTATTGCTGGTTTTGCTAGATATAGCAAGAAGATGAGAAACAACCTATCTTATATTGCTTCTGCTATACCTCAATTATTGAGAAGAGATTACTTTAAAGAAGAAAATAGCCAATTTAACGCAGTTTTAGCTGCTGATGCAACAGCTTCAACTAAAGTTATCACAGGAAGTACTAAATCTAAGATGCTTATTGATGAGATTGGTGGATTAGAAGATTTAGATTACGACATTAATGCAATTGTTGTTAGACCTTCTGATTATTTAGATATCTTAAAGACTGCTAAAGATGATTTAGAGAGCGCAGTTACATACGAAGGTGGTGCTTTAAGAGTTGCTGGAGTTCAAGTATTAAAAGCAACTTGGTTGGCTGCTAACAAATATTATGTTGGAGATTGGTCTAGAGTTAACAAAATCAACACAGAAGGCTTATCTTTAGAGTTTTCAGATGTAGAAGGAGATAACTTCACTAAGAACAACATTACTGCAAGAATAGAGAGTCAAACAGCATTAGCTGTTGAGCAACCTCTTGCTTTAGTTTACGGAGACTTTACTGCTGTATAGTAGTTATAAATTAAATATTAAAACCCTACTATTAATTTAGTGGGGTTTTTTTTGTATATTTGAAAAAAAAGTAGTACACGATGATAAAATTAATAAAATACGGAGATGATGTGATTTTAGGAGACCAACAACTTATGACTGATATTACAGATTTTTAAGTATTAAAGAACACTAGATAGCTTGTAAAGGTGAGAGAACACCGTATTAAACACAGTGGTAAGTATTAGCGGACTTACATTCTTTAATTTAAACAAAAACATTATAGATATATAATTAAAAGTAGTACACGATGATAAAATTAATAAAAAGTGTTTATAAACTTACTGAAAAAAAAACATATAATATAGGTGAAGAAGTAGACTTTGGAAAAGAGACTAATAAAAATCTTTTAGACCAAGGCTATGCAGAAGAGATTAAGAAAGTAACAAAAGAGCGTAAAAGAACGATTAAGAAAAAGTAATGGCATATACAGATATTATAACATTAGCCGATGCTAAAACATACCTTAGAATAGATGACACATTGTCTGATGATGATTCGCAAATAACTAGGATGATTAAAGCATCTTTGTCTCAAATAGAGCGTGCAACAAATTATGTGTTTTTCCCAAGAGAAAAGAGTTATATTGTTGAAAATTGTTCTGTAAATGTATATGATTTTCCTATTAATAGTTTAACATCTCCAACTACTGCTACAAGCGTTGAGAGGTCTGTTTATACAACTTACACAACAATTGTAGCAACTGACTTAAAAGTTACTTTAAACGTTGGATATACAACACCTTCTGATGTGCCGAGTGATTTGGTTGAGGTGGCTTATGAAATGATTGATTTAATGTACTATTCACCAGAAACGGGTAAAAGTATTAAGTCTGATTTATCTAAATTGTCTAAAATGGTTTTAAGTGATTATAAAAGATTTTTTATATAATGAGGTGTAGAAAGTTAACAAAGCGTGTAGAAATATGGCAAACATCAAATGTTCCTAATGATTTTGGTGGTAATTCTGTTGCTGAAACTTTAATTACTTCATCTTGGGCTGAGGTTATTACACTAAATAATACAAATAGGATTACTGATATTGGTATTACAAGTGCAACAAACACAATTAAAGTAAGATTACGCAAAAGAAACGATATTACATATAATGGTATAAACCAATTTATAAAATACAGAGGTTATAAGTACATTATACAGAACCAGCCTTTTAATGTTGGTTTTAGAGATGAAGTAATAGAGATAATTGCGGTTAAGGAGGGTATTAGAATGGTAGATGAAATATCACCTATAGGATAATGACTGACAAAACTATTAAAGGCTTAACCAAGGTATTAAAAGACTTAGAGAAGTTTGGAGATGAGGCTAAAAAAGAAGTTGATACTATTACTAAGATAACATCAATGGATATTGTAGCAGATGCCAAAGGGCTTGCTCCAAAGAATAACGGTAAGTTAGCACAAAGTATTGTATTTACAAAGGTAGGTGAAGCAGACTATAAAGTGGTTGTAAATTCTCCTTACGGTGCTTACGTGGAGTTTGGAACGGGCTCAAAGGCAAAAGTACCAATAGAATTACAAGGTATTGCATCACAGTTTAAAGGTAAAAAAGCGGGTACTTTTGAACAAGGTTTAAAAGCTATTGAAGATTGGTGTAAAAGTAAGGGAATACCAGAGAGTGCTGCGTATCCTATTTTTA